GTTACCTGCACCATAGCTTTTTACCCCAGTAAATACGATGTTTACTGGGGTTTTGCTATACTTAAATCACTCTAAAACACGGGAAAATACATATCGTAGCTAACACACAGCTAACGAGTAGCTAACAAATCTACAAATAACAAACTTCCCTCTTCCTTTTTTATTTTTCTTTACAATTAAAGATTTTTTCGCTCCATAATGTACAATAAATTTAGATAAAAAATTAGGTTTATTTTTACCATCAAATCTATAACCAAAAGATAACGCACCATCTGTCGCTTTTCGCACAAATTAAAAAAACTTTTCGCACTAAATGGAAAAATTTAAAAATCAGATTTTTGCATATTGTTGCAGAAATGTTTCCGTAAAAAGAAAAACACCTTGCAGAAATTTTGCTTTCTGCAAGGTGTTTTTTGTGTTAATTATTCTTTTTTTCGGTTGCCGTTTTGCTCTAAAATGAGATTTGTGCCGGTCTTTTTAATCTTATTTGGCTGATATTCAAGGATGTCAGCAACATCACAACCAAGGACTTCGCATATCCTGTCCAAATGTTCAAGGTTAATACGGTCACACATCTCATTATATATATCGCATATTGTCGCAGGTCTTATGCCGGTTTTACGGGCAAGTTCAGCCTGCGTTATGCGGTATTTGCCAAGCAAATCGGACAAATGAATTTTAATCATAATAACGCCCCGAGTAATATAATATACTACTGCGTTATTATTTTGCTTAATTGGTAATATTATTACCAAATCAGTAATTGGTTATGATAACTTCTTTGAACTCCACACAATTATCGGGGGTTGCAGGGAGTAGATTTTTCCTGCTTACGCACTTAATATTGTAACCTTTATACAAGTCACGAATGAAATCGCAATCGTTATAGGATAGGATAAAATGCCCTTTAATCCCCTTTAAAACGGCATTTAAACGGATATGGTCATCTTTATTGAACTTAGTATAGTTGCGGTTATAGTAGCGTTCTGATGCCACATATGGCGGATCTACATAAAACAGAGCCGAATCACGGTCATATGTTTTAATAAGGTCTTCAAAATCCCTGTTTTCAATGATTACACTTTTTAATCGCTCCTTGTATTTTGGAAGTTCAGAAACAATGTTATCAATCGTTTTAGGAGCAGTTGCAAACGAATAGCGATTACTGCCGAAACTGCATTTGATTAAATAAAGATACCTTGCCGCTCTTTGCAGGTCAGTAAGCTCAACCTGATTCTCAATCTCATAGCGATACTGAGAAAACAGCTCTCGAGATTGTAACCAATCAATCTCCTTTTGTAGAGCAGAACAATTGTATTTTATCTGCTTATAAAGGTTAATCAGGTCGCCGTCAATATCATTAAATATCTCCATTTGACCTTTGATTTTATCCTTACCGAATAAGACCCAGCCTGCACCGCCACACACCTCTATGTAGCGGTTACAGTCACTGGGAATAAGTGAAATAATCTGATTTTTAAGGTGACTTTTGCCACCAATCCAGCCGATAAAGCTACGCATTTTTTTACCTTCATAATAACTTTTAGGGGCGTTATTATGGATATGTAATATTAACCTAACGCTTTTTTTGCATTTGCAATCTTCTTATCTTTAGCCCAATTGCAATCATTTATGAGATGATAAACCGCATTGATGGTCTTCTCGCCGACAATGCCGTCAACTGTGACCTTACCTGCTCTCTGCGCCTCTTTGACCGCCTTTAATGTGGCATTGCCGAAACCGTTCGAGTTATCGACCTTAGTCTTGATGATTTTCATATTATAAAGTGTGATTAACTGTTTCTTAAATGCGAGTGTAGCCGTGTTATGTGAGCCGTATTTAATCATTTCTTCTTCCTCCGTATCTGTTGTTTTACCGCCAAGCTGTGCGGTTACTTCGTCTGCAAGATTGCCGAGCCTGTTATAGAGCCAGTCACCTGGGCAGGATTTATTTGCAAACCACCTATGTACAGTCAAGACCATTTCGCCTGATCTTGGCGAATAGTTTAAAGTCTTGTCCTCGTTACCAAACCAAAGCAGTTTAGTCTTGCCGTTACGCTTGCAAATATCCACACACAAGTCAACAAGTTTGTTGTATACCTTACTGTTCATCGTGTACGGTGCGGTTGTATCGCTTGCACATTCAATTGTTACCGCCCTCTGGTCATTTGCGTTTGATGAACTACACCAAGAACGATTGCCCTCATCAACACAAAGCAACACTCTGCCGTCATAGCCGATTCCGTAGTTACAGCTTGCCTCACAGGCCGTATTCATAAAGATGTTGCCGAGAGTTTCAACACTGCACTGACCTACAACACAGTGCGGAGTAATGCGGTCAATATTGTGTGTGCGTTTACCACTGTGGTTTGGGCTTAATTTTGTGTAATTAACAAGTTTTGAATTACTCATAATTATTCCTCACTTTCGCAAATAATTTTTTTGTTTTCAAACTTTTTGTATGCGTCAAGATACATTTCGTTTTTATCGCCGTTGTATGTACATTCGTAGTACATACCGTCGTGTAATGTTGTGCTGATAAGGCATTTGTGGTTTTGCAAAGTCTTACACGACCACACTACAAAAGTGTCAAAATCAGGTGTATCATCTGACTTATCTATGTGATTTAACACATACTTGTTTACCTCAGATGTTGCAAACTTAATAAAATTTGCATTTGTCATAACTATTCCTCGCTTTCATCTGTTTTTACTTCGACTGTTGTCTTTAGCCTTTTAACGATTGATACCAAAAATTTTGGCAATGGAATACCGATTTCCGAGAGGTTTTCTAAAATTGAAATCAACTCGTTGATGATAAACCAAATCGTAACAATCATGCCGATGCAGTAGTTAATCCGCAGGTCGATTCCGCAGTTGACAAGTGCCGAACTGATGAGATAGTCGGCAACAATACCGACCGCTACAGCTACGATATAGCCTACCTTTTTGATGATACCAGTTACCCCGACACGGCTGTTAAGCGTGTGACTGATGTATGCCTGTGCCATTCCTGTGATATAGTCGATAATCATTACCGCAATCATCACCGCAAACGGCACAAGTAAGATGTTAAGATATGCGACAATAGCACCGCATACCGTGGCAAATAACGCCTGTAAAATATTTTCTTTCATTGCTTTACACCTCGCTTTCTATCGGCTCGTCAACGGTTGGATTATCGCCCCAAACTGCCATAACGGCATTGTAATATTCATCAGACAGCACCGTTTTGAGCTGTTCTCTGCCCGATTTGCTGTTCATGTAGGCATTGCGGATGTTACCGCCTACCTGCATTTCTTCACCGTTAAAGGTCAAAAACTGCTGTCTGAGTACCGAAACGCTGTCCTTTGTGAGCATATCAAGTGTGATTTTTTCTTTAAGTTCCATTTTTTTCATACCTCCGTTATTCTTATATTTTGTAAATCAAAGAAAAGTTTACCTGCTCATCAGCGACGAAATTATAAGCCTGTTTATTGAGCGGAGTAAACTGCAACCAAGCAGATTTGCTTACACTTCCTCTGAACATTCCGCCGTTTTTGCTTATGCCGATATCTTGAACAATCACATCCGATTTGTTTGGAAACGGCATATTGAGCAGAGATATTGCAGATGTTCCGCCTAAAGTTGTTGCGTTCATAATGACAGTGACATTTACAATAACGATATCGCCAATTTTTTCATAAAGGCAAGTTGCAGATTTTATTTTATCAATCAGAGTAGAGTATGGAGTAAGAGTAGCTGTACCAAGTTCGATATTTGACGAATCATATTTAGTCGCCAAGGCGGTTTTATCTGCTTTCACAAGCAGAGCGTTGTAAACTGCTCCGCTTGTGAGGTAACACGGGCTGTTATTTTTGGGTTCGCTGTCGAACGGCATTGAATTGAGCTTTCGGGCAAGTTTTTTATCTGTTTCTTCTCGTGTATATGCGTCCGTAATTCCGTACCCTGCGAGTGTTGTCGATTTATTGGCTTTACTTGCAAGATTTGCGTCGGTCGTATCAAACCTTGCTCCAAGCGAATTTTGACCGCCTCTTGCTGTGGTTATTTCGGTTTCAAGTGCAATTGCTCCGTCTGTTGCCCGTTCAATCCCCTCGTCCATATGGTTGAGGTTGTCGGCATTGAGGGGCGGAGCAGAGCCGTTCACAAAGACAATTTTATTGTATTTGTTCATTTTCTTTTACTTCCTTTCCTAATCTTTTTTCGCCCTTTGATGTGAGGGCAGTTATAAATCCGTCCATTTTCTTATTGAACACAAATGTTTCGATTGTCGGCAAATCTTCAAACGGAGTTTTAATTGTGTACTTATCGCCTGCCTCAAGCCACCAATACGAAAACAGCTTAATTTTTGTCGGGCGGTATTTATATACATCACCAAAAAAATTAACAGAATTATATTTTGTGCCGATATCACTTGCTGTTGTTCTGCACCTCATCAAAATGTTATCGGAAACATACCAAGAAAAATCATTACTGTTGCCATACAAAAACGCTTTTTTATCAGCAAACTTAGCACTGTACATACGGATAGGCTCAAGTTCGTAATCTTCAAAGGATAAATCTTTGTACGAATCGATTGTTTCAACGGAAGATTGAGAATACAGCCTTTTAAAACGCATTTTTCCGTCGGCATCTATAACGGCAAAGCTCAAAGTTAATTCTGCATAAGCTTGGATTAAATCTGACAAGGTAATGTCCTTTATAACCTTTTCCACGCAGGTATCATCAAATTTCAGCGGTACACTAAAGATAGATAAGCTCGGCGGTGAAACCCCTGTAATTGCATAATCTTTGGCAAATTCTGCGATTATTGAATAAAAGCTCTTAAAATTATCGTCTTTTTGATAGTGCGCATAACCATAAGCAAAACTGCCGTCCTCGTTCTCTTTGCCTGCAAACCACAAAGACATATCCACCTTTGACATATCATAAAAAGCGTCATAGGCTGTGATTTTGACGATGTTACGCTGTTTTTTATCTCTTTGAGCCGACTGAATTTTGCCGTAGAAAACAGGACATTCAACCGTTCCTGTTTCGGCAGGACAAATAAGAGTATTTGACGGGTACAAATCATCTGACGGATACAGCTCCGATTCAAGATATGTTGCCGTTATGATGACCTGTACCGCCTTTCCTATCAAAGCCGAGCAATCATAATCAATGAGTTTCACGCTCATTTCAGAGGCTATGCAACCGCCGAATTTCAATTCTTTTTCAACGATTTCATTTTCAAGCGAAAAGCTGTCAAGCACGATACTTTCACCTGTTATATCCTCAAAACTGCCGTCGGGGGAATGCAGGGCAACGGTGTTGTAAAGTGTGTTTGTTTTCAACTTATCAGCAATTTCTTTAGATACAAGCATTTTTAAAAATCACCCCTTAATACTCAATCAGCTCAACAGTAATCGGCTGATAGGTTATATCACTTTTTTCGGCATTCATTACGGTATATTCAATATCAGGAATATAAAAATAAGAGGTGTAATAGCTGTTCGTTTCATCGTTCCAATAAGTTACCCTGCACTTTCTCTGTAACTTATTCGCCATTGAGAGGTTGATAATCGACTGAAAATCAATCTTTTCGTCAAGATGAAGAATGTGAGTTGAAAACGAAATTTTTGTTTTGTAATTTGGCAGCGTTGCCCTTTGAAGCGTACCGTTCTGATCTCGTTCCGCAGAAGTTTCAAGTCGCTGATTCGGAGTTGACGAAAATGCGGTAATGTACTTATTCGGCATTATGTTGTTACCGAATTTAAGCAAATAGCCGTTATAATTTGACATATCATCCCCCCCTTTATACAAATGCGGATTTACCGTTGTGTCTGCGTCTGTAAAGCTCATCCTGTCTTATCATTTCTTCAAAAAGCGTTGAACCCTCAAGCTCGGCAGTAAATGAATAAGTGTTGCCGCCGTTATTGCGAAAGATAATGAACATTTCATAAATACGTTTAAGCAGGTCAAGAATTTGTGTGAGAATCACTGTATCCTGACCGCCCGAATTGTCGAGCATACCCTGTAACTTGTTAAGAGGAGAAATAACCTCAGGGTTACCGCTGTTAGCACCTGCGTTATCGCCGACAACCGCAAGTGTCGGAGCTTTAACAATACCGCCTTTTGCAAATTTTCGTGCCGGTGATTCCGTGGGTTCTTCAAATCTCGGAATGAGAGGCGGATTTTCAGGCATTGAAAAACTCCAATCCTGTCCAAAAGCCGCTCCGATAACACCCGCAATTCCGCCGATTGAATTAACAACACCCGAAACGAAATTATAAATGCCCGTCCATAACGCATTTATGCCGTCAATGATTGCGTTTATAATGAACTTAAACACGGCGCAAATGCCGTCCCAAATGCCTTTGAAGAAGTCATAGATACCCTGCCATGCTTTGTTCCAATCGCCTGAGAAAACGCCTGTAATGAAGTCAATTAGACCGCCGAATGTTTTCTGTATAGAGGTAACCAACCCACCGATAAATGTAAACACATTATCAAACACTCTTTTTACGGCATTGAAAACATTCTGAAATATAGGTCCCCAAAAGCTGACAAGCCAGTTTACAAACGGTGACAGGAAGTTATTCCACACGGTTGAAACACAGTCTGCAACCTTGCCGAAGAAGTTTATTGCACCCTCAAAAACAGGCTTCAGCCAGTTTTCCCAAGCTGACTTTACTATTGCTACGATAAAATCCCACGCAGGCTTAATCCATTGATTGTAAACATTCATCAGGGTTGTGCCGATGTTGGTAAACATATTGCAGATATTCTGAAAAATCTGCTGTCCGTTGCCGTTCCACCAATTACTGATAATTGTTCCGATATCTCCGAAAATCTGACCGATAAAGTCAAACACATCTGCAAACTGCAATTGTAAATTTTCAAGAAATTCTGTGATTGTTGCACCGTCATTTTCAGTCCATTCAACAAGGCTTTCGGTTGCGATTGAAAACGCACCCGAAACAACTTCGCCGACTGAACCCGCAAAGGTTGTAAGACCGCTTAAAAGATTGGAAATTGATTCTTCCATTTGAGGGCGAACATTGTCAATTGCATTGCCTGCAAGTGTACCGAAATTATCAAAAAAGATTGAAAGATTGTTATAGCCGTTTGTAAGATTGTTGCCTATGGTGTCTATAAAGCCGATAATCTTTTCCCTGTCTTTTGAAATCCACTTAGCAACACCGCCTGAAATGCTCTGAAATGACTTTCCGCCGATTGTCGCAACCGCTCCGAATGCAGAACCGATTGCCCCGAGTTTTGCAGAACCGACCTTTTGCATTGTGCCGAATGCCTTTTGAACTATGGGAACAGCATTATCAAAAACGGTCTTGCAGTTCTTGCCTATAGCTGACCAATCAACCTTGTTAATACCTTTCTGTACATTCTCGACAAAACCTTTAAATCCGCTTTTTTCGTATAGATTTTTGAATGCTCCCGAAAGGTTTTTGCTTGTGTCCTTGACAACATTCTTTGCAACAGCTCCGCCCGATGAACCGCCTGAAGAGCTTTTTGATGAGGAGGTGTCTGACTTTGAAGATGAGCTGTCAGAGCTTGAAAGCACATTCAGCTTATCAAAGCCCGCAACACTTCTCTTTGCTTTTTCGGAACTTTTTTGAACATTATCAAGTGACTTTGAACTGTCATCTGCCGTATCTGTAAGGCTTTTGGCAGAATCGGACGCAGATTTGATATTGCTTGCGGTGTTATTGCCTGTATCCCAGCCGAATACCTTTGAAAGCGATTCAACCGCACCTTTGGCATATTCCGTTAAAGTCGCAAGTGCGGAACTCAACCGCTTTACAACCTGAGTTGCCACCTGAAGAATAGGCTGACCGACTACGGCAAGGAGCTGTTTCCAACTTTCTCTGAGGTTGCCTGTTACATTCTCCCAACCGTCTGCTTCACGGCTTGCCTGTCCCATAGCACCCGAAAGCTGATTAGCGTCCTTGACCATTTGCAAAAGCGTGAGCTGTTTCTGCGATTCCGACAAATCCGTAAATGACTTGCCATACAGCTTATTAGCCGCCGCATTTCGTGTGGTTTCAGTACAGGACAAACCGAGTGCGGCATCATTTTCAAAGTTGCCTTTCAAGAACGATTTCAGGCTTTCTGCGGTGTCTTCAAGCGAACGGTCGTAATATGCGGCACTGTCGGCTGTTACCTGTAAAGCCTCCTGCATCATTCCCAAAGCACTTGAACTGTCCATACCCGTAGTTTTTGCAAAGGCATAAATGCTTGTGCCGACACCCTGTAATCGGGTTTCAAGAATACCACTTTGATCGGCAACGCTCTGAATGGCTGATTCTGCCTGTGACTGCATTGTGCCGAATGTCTGCTCAAACTGCGAATTTGCCGCATTGACTTCCGCAGCCGATTCAATGCACTGCTGACCGAACTCCTTGATTTTTGCAACAGAAAAAGCGGCAACCACAGCCATTCCTATTTTTTTAAACGAAGATGAAACCGAATTGCTTAATTGCTCACCGCTGCCTTTGATGTTTGAAAACTCTTTTTCGGTTTTCTGAGAAACGCCCTCTGCAACCTTTGAAAAGGACTGTTTCATATCAGTGCTTACATTTTCAAAATCTTTTGAAAGACTTGAAAACGCCGAATCAAACTTTTTGGTAATTGAATCGGAAATCTTATGCAATGTTTTTGAAATATCATCACCTGTCAGCCTGACATCAAGCTCAATTTCACCCGCCTTTGTCGCCATATTCACCACTTCCTTTCATTTTAGATTTTTTAAAAACAGGCATAAAAACAGCGCACACCGCTATGATGTACGCTTAAAAATTTTGCAAAAGAACAGCCACCCCATTTGGAGTGGCTTTTTGTTTTAGTTGTTGAGTTCGTAGTATTTGATGTCGATTTTCGGAAGTGACACATTGTTGCCCATTACGGTTTCATATGTATAGTCGCCGTCACAAGTTCCCCAGAATGTGATTACATCATCTTCAAGGAGTTTGTCCGCACCGTCAGGAATTTCTACAGTTGCGTAGATTGTATCAGTCCACAATGGTTCATCAAGATACTCATTTTCTTCTTTGGTTATATTGATTCTCAGGTCAACCGAATCGCCCCAGCCTTCCTGAACCTGAATAATCTGACCTTCAAACTTGTAGTCATTACCTTTGTACTTGTCAGGGTTTCTTGAAAGAGTTTTAAAGTCGACTGTTTTGCAACCGTCTTTAAATTCTTTTTCAACCTTCTTCGGGTCTTTAGTAGGCTTTTCTGTTGCAACTTCTTTTGTGGTCGGTGCTTCTGTCGCTTTTTCAGTTGCTTTTTCTGAACTCTGATTTGCAACAGTAGTTTCCTGCTTTGATTTGTTTGAACCGCTGTTACCGTTAATTGCACCGTTTACACCGCCAACAATCATAATAGCAACAACGATAATAACCCAAAAATACCAACGCTTGTAAATTTTCTTCTTTGCATTTGCAGGATTTACGGTTGCCGAGGTTGAATCGTTTCCGCCAAATCCTGCACCGCACTTGTCGCAAAATTTTGCATCGTCCTTTAATTCGTTTCCGCAATGTGGACATTTCATAAACATACACTCTCCTTAATAAATTTGTTAGTGTATGTTACATTTTATCACTATATATTAACATTGTCAAGAATTTTGTAGATACAGCGAAAATTATGTACAAATTTACAGATTAGCGAAGAAGTTTTGAAATTCTGCAAGAACGGTGTTCATATCTTCGTCTGAATAGTGCTTTACATTTCTTGACCGCCATTTGTTGCGGATTTTATGCTGTGACGAAGTAAAGTTTTTCAAGACCTCTTTGTCGGTTTCAAGGCGAATTTGAACCGTTCTTGCAAGCGGTGTTTCGGGTCCTAAGCCTTGCAGAAGTGAGCAGAACTCATTCCAACTCATTTTTGCAAAATCCTTTGAATAAATGCTGACCCCGTACTCCGAGCGAAAGCTCGACACGATTAAATCAAAGTCATCAATCAGGTCGTAGCCGGGGTCTGAGCTTCCCCCTCGTCAGTCAAATCGCCTGTTGCAATTTTGGCAGATTCGCTGATAAGGGCGTTGAAATCGTGCATATTCAGCTGTAGCTTTTCAATCTTTTCCCTTTCGGATTCATCAAAAAGAAGATGATACATTTCGATAACATCTTTACTTTTACCGTTGCCGTCCTCAAAAAGTGCCGCAACTTTGAGCATTGAAACTGCGTCATTGTTGATTGCAAGGTCAACATTTTTAACTCTGACGCTCGGCTTTTCCTCAAAATTAAGTTTGTCTGTAATATCAATTAACTTTGACATAATCGTTCATTCCTTTCATTTTTTAAGCGGCTGCTGTATATACCGGCTTGCCGTTTGACATAACTTCAAATTCAAGCGGAGCAACACCCGTGCTTGCGCCTGCACCGTTTGATGTAACGGATACAACTGCATTTTTAAAGAGGACGGTTGAGCCGTCGGGGAAGGTCCACATAAACGAAACTTCTGTCTTTCTGCCGTTTTCAAATGCAAGGGCGGCAATCTGGTCATTGCCTGCGTCACCGATTGTACGCTTGCCCTTTACTGAAATTGTGATTGACTTTGCTGTCATAAGCCTTGACTTCCAGCCCTCGTTTTCAAAGGCTGTCCATTCCTCGACACCGTTGTCAAATGCAACAGAAAATTCTTCGCAGTTAGCAATATTTGTCGTGGCGGATTCTGTTCCTGCCTTGCCAACCGCAAACTGATTTTCATAGCACGGGAATACTCCCGATTCAACTTTTGCCATAAAATTACTTCCTTTCGTAATAAAATTTAACTTCAATGACCTGCTCATACACACCCTTGTCGTCTGTTCCCACATCAACGGGTTCTTCCGTGAGCAGTTCGATTATATAGATTTTGTGTTCCTTAATTTCAACATTTTTAATGCCGTAAAGCGTTTCGTAAAGCCTGCGTGCAAACTCCTCTGTTTCTCTTGCGTTGTCGGTGTAATGGATAAGCAAAGACACGCTTATTGTATCGTAGGTACTTTCACCGCCGATTGCCCTTGTGGGTGTTCCCGACTGCTTTAATGAATACACACCGATTGACTTATCCTGCTTATTGTCGAGTTTACCGATGTAATAATGCTCGGCTGAGGTAACGCTTTTGAGCCAATCTCTGATGTCCGATAAGTAAATCAAAGTCCTGCTTCCTTTCTGTATAATCTCACAAATGCCCGACTGCAAAAATTCTGCCGTGTACCGCCCTCAAGCCACGGTGAGAACCATTTACCGCCGGCGGCAATGTTTTCCTTACGGCTGAAATTATACTCGGGATGAAAATACAACCGCCTTGCATACGGAGTATCTGATACAATTTTAACTACCCCATTTGCACTTTGTGAATAATCAACAGCGGTACTATCGTCTTGAAGTATGCTTGTATCAAACGGCATTACCTGCTTGTTTTTCACCTGTGTAAGAAGTGCGTTACCTGTCTGTTCAAGAGCCTGTTGCTTTGCCTTGTCAAGCTGTTTTACAACAGGCATATTGAGTTTGATTTTTGATGATACCGAAAATCCCATTAAATCACATCCAATTCCGTAAAATTAACTGTACCGTCAGGGTTGCGGTGTTTTGTACCCTGTACGATACTTCGCTTCACACCGTCAAGGATTACAAAGCCACCGCTTAAAGTGGGGCTGTCGGGAGCAATGTCGCCGTCAAAAAGCAAGACAGCCGACACCTGAACAATTTTCTGCTCTTTGGTATAGACCGTCTTTGCCTTTGACTGCACATTGCATACAGCATTGCCTCCGCACAATATATTTGACGGATAAAGATTTTCGGAAGGATACAGGTTTTTGCACTCAAATGCGATAACAGGAGAGCCGTCCTCGGTTATTCCCTCACCGTAGATTGTGACCTCGACAGGAGTTTTGCAGAACTGCTTTTTTACAAGTGACGGAAATTTCACGGTTTTCACGCACCTTTCAGATTGCAGGATAACAAAGTCCTGTTGATTTTAGCAACGCATAGAGGTCGGCAGGAATTGCCACTCCACTGATGCACATTAAATTCCAGCTTGCGCCAAATTCCATTGATGTGCCGTTGATTGAATAGCTTTTCAGATAGGAAGAAATCATATCGGCATTTTCTTTTTCAAAAGCAGTAAGTCTGCTATGCACTCTGCCGATGATTCTCTTCTGCATTTTCGAAAGTTTTTCAAAATCAATGCGGTTAAAAGTCAGAACATCAATGTGTTCGGCAGAGATAACGCTGTTTTCATCTCCACCCTGATGTTCAATGTAATCGGCATACATTACGCAACCGCCGTTGTGTCAACATCGGCATAAATGCTGTCAATTTTGCCGTCCTTGCCGTTCGGGAATACGAATGTGTCGGAAAGTGAACGGTTCTGATAGAGCCAGCCGTCACCCTCTGTGTGTGAGCCGGGAGCAAAGAAGTAAATGCTTGAAATCTTCGGAACAGTCTTGCAGGTTTCACCGCAAGCAACAAGAACATTGATTTTGTGAGCGCCTGTTGCAGGCTCAAAACCGCCGTCATCGGGGTTAAAGTTGAAGTTATCGTAGAAACGCTCATCGTCAATAACCTCGATGATAGGGCAACCGTCAATCTCGGTCACTCTTGTTTCAATGCCGATACCGCCCTCTGCAATCTGTGTAAGCTCAATCTTACGAGTGAACTCTGTTGACTGTTCAAGGCAGTCCATAATGTGAGATGTCACATAGGCAACAAGTGTGCCTCTTGCCTTGTATCTGCGGAGCTTGCCGGCAGAAAGAATTGTTTTGAGCTTTGAATAAGCGTTCTCCTTAGTCCACTCCGATGTCTTTGTTGAAGAATGGTAGCCGTCTGTTGCCTGAGCCTTTGCTGCAACCTTTGAGAAGAAAAGTGCGTCTGTTTCGGGAGCAACCTGTGTCTGCTCAAACACCTTTGAAATATTCTCAACCTTTGCGGTTGCGTTAGTTTCATCAACATCTGCCTTGTCAACGAGAAACTCAATATCACGGTCGTGTTCGCAGGTGAACGGAACATCGGTCTGAACATATTTGCCCTTGTTCCAACCGCCGTTGCGATTGTGGTTCTTAAAGCCTGATGTACTCATCTGTGTGAAGTGGAAAGTTCTTGCACCAACCCACTTTACATTTGAAGTGATGAATGGTGATGTGAGTGTACCCTGAACAAGAATTTCGAGCAGATCAGGGCTGAACTGCTCGGCATAGTTATTTGTGTTTGCCATAATTTTTCAATCCTTTCTTTGGTTAAATATTAAATCTGTTCCATTTTTTGGTAGGAACATTTGCCTTTGGTTTTGTACCATCCGATGTACCGTTGCCGTCACCGCCGATTTTCTTAACTCCTGTGCCGTTCTCGGCAGGTTTGCCCTTGAGTGCGGGGATATCGTCAAGCACCTTTTTAACAGCCTCTGTCAGCTTTTCCGCATTGACCTTGCCGTCTGTCACAGCCTTTGAAAAGTCTGCAATTTTAAGCACATAAGGAACTGTTGCAATGTCAACGCCCTGTTTTACGGCTTCGAGGGTTGCCGATTGGTTGACTTCTGCCATAAGCTTTGCGTTGTTTGCAGATTCAACTTCCGACTGCATTTTTGCAAAGTCGGGAGTGTTCTTGGCTTTCTGCTTTTTAAAAGCACCGATAGCCTCTTTCATCTCATCGGCTGACAATCCCTGTTCCTTAAAATATGACTTCAAAACGGTGTCCTCTGTCACGCTCTGTTTGCCTGTAATAAGGCTTGCGAGCTTGTCATAATCAAAGGCAGGAGCGTTTCCCTGTGGAGTTCCCTGCGGTGCAGGTGTCGGTTCATTGGGGGTTGGTGTTGGATTTGGTTCTGCCATTTTTTCATATCCTTTCAGTTTTTCGGGTGTCTCCCGTAATCAGTTTATAGAGTGTCTCTCTGTTTCAGTTTTGCACGGTGTCTCCCGTAGTTTAATGTCTTCGGACAATAAAAAAGCACCTTACATATTCGTAAAGTGCTTAATCTGCTTTTTCTGTTTTAACTGTTTTTTCTGCTTTGGTTCTCGGCTTTTTGGGAGCGTCAGGCTTGACCTCTTCTGCAAAACCACCGTCAATGAGTTCCTTTGCTCTCTGCTCGGAGCATTCAAAAACTTCATTCACAGGTCGGGTTACATAACCGTTCTGCCTGTCATTAAATGCTGTTGTTACTCTGATTTTCATTCTGTCACCACCTTTCTAAACCGGTCGAAATCGACGGGTTTAAATGCAATAAAAAAGCACTCTGATTTCTCAAAGTGCTGATTTGATGTATTAAGTTTTGCTTTGGCAAGTTACAGGCAAGTTAAGCAATGCCGTGAACAAGCCGTTTTTCTTGCTCTGAACATATTCTCGGCAAGTTAAACAACAAAACCGCCCTTTTTACGGAGCGGTTAGATTATGCCACTATCTTTTAGATATTGCATTTTTTGTTTCTCTCTAAGCTTACTGTAAAGTGCTTCAGCATCTTTAGCTTCTTGTGGAGCATCTTCACGCAAAGTGACATTTAAACCATTTGTTACAAGGTACGGCTTAAACGCATTCCATAGAGATTTTTGTTCTTCAGTTTGTATCAATCTCATACCATCATCACCCTAAAAGTTTGCTGACTCTGTACTCGTTATACACTTCATCCATAGCTTTATCTTTTAAGCATTCAAAAGCATACTCACTTATATCCTCTATATTATAACCGTTATTTATCAATTTTTCAACCTTTGGAGCATAAATTTTATTAAGGTAATCGCAATATTCAAAATAATCGTTAATACTTCCGAATTTTGCTCTGTAATTTTTAACGTCTTGCCAATGAATCAGTTCGTGAAGAATTGTACTCAATCCGTCTTGCGGACAAGCCAAGTTTTCTTGTAAATCTGACAAATCACTTGTTGAAAAGTATGCTGAATTGACATTTAGAACATTCTGCATTGGCATATATGAAGCAATAGCATTTACTCGCATTTCTTCGGGAGAGATAATACAAATATCAGGTTTTCCGCTTGTTTCAACCTCTCCGAGCATATCAAAATCATGAAGTTCTTTTCGTTTTAGCTTTACCTTATCTGAAATATAAACATTGTCGCACAATGTATTTGCCTTGTGGGTATCAATTGTAATTGTTTCGCCCTCAATTTTGCGTTCAAAAGTTTTTGATATATCTTCTTCAAAAACAGGTCTGTAATATTTCTGTTCATTGGTGTTTAGTGAGAATTGCTTTGTCTTTTCTTCAAGCGTATCAGCCCTATCGTGCCACTCATCGGCTCGGGTTTGGGCAATGCGTTTATTGTCCTCGTCAAGACTGTATTCGGCACGGCGGTCAAAGCGTTCTGCCTGTCGCTGTGCATACTGCTGTTTTTCCTCAATTCCTCGCTGACGGTCAAGCTCTTTGATTTCATCTTCAGACAACGGTGCGTCCAAATCATCAAGTTCGGGATAATATGTACTTGTGCTGTCCTTACATCTCGGATGAAACAAACCGTTCTTGATTGCGGTTGAGAGAAGCGGATAGTTTCCGTCTGACTTTTTGCCGTTTGAATAAACATCGTCAATAAACACCTTGCCGATATATTTTGCACAATCGGGGCAACCGCCCTGTCTTGAGTTCACAACAACGAGGGATACTCCCCATTCGGCTCGCTTTTCGCCCTCACCACGCAGATAGGCTCTTTTGTTGGCTGTTTTAACCGCCATATCCGCATAATCCGAGAGCGTGTGCCTTGCACCGTTTTTGTATTCCACACAATTAAGACCTGCGTTGAGCATATCTTTACAAGCTATATCAACGGCTTTTTCGTATGTAACCGCACCTGTGTTCATTGCAACCTGTGCGTTAAAAATCGCCTTGCGGTACTTGTCGTTGCTCATACGCAAAACCGCCGTTTCTGCCCTCTTTAAATCGTCTGTGGTCGATTTTATGAGTGCGTCAAGTTTACGGTCATTCACCTTAAAAAACTCGGCTGTGCTGTGTTCTGACGGCTTTTTTGGAGCTTTGAAGCCGTCCTTGACAGCTTCAAGAATTTCTGCCTCCTGACTTGCATTTCCATCAGCTTTTGCGGTGCGAATCATCTCTTCAACCTTGCTGTTAATGGTTTTGAAACGCTTGCCGAATTTCTTTGCGTTGTGCTTACGGTACTCTTCAAGACTTTTGAGCTGTTCAGCCTGCCATTGTGTCCAGTTGTAACCCTCTTTGGTTTCTTCGGCTCTGTGACGGCTGAAATTTCTCATCATGCTGTTAATCAGTTCATCTTCGATTTTTTCAAAGGCTTCTCTGATATTGTAATCACTCATTGTTTACCTGTGTATCGTTCTGTTCGGGATTGCTTTCGGCTTTTTCTGCATTATTTTCCGCATTTTCTTCATCATCTGCGTTATTGTCAGGTTCTTCTGTGTCGGTAAGGTCCACATCGTCAAGCTCCGATTTTTCTTCTTCGCCTGCAATGCCCTGTTCTTCCTTAATTCTCTGCACCTCTTCGGCTTTCCAATCCTCCGACTTGCTGTCGCCGTAAAGCTCGTCAACCGAGGTTTCAACTGACATCAAACCGCCCTGTCTTGCTTTTGACACGGTTTCAACCTGACTTTCAAAGCTCGGATTTGCATATTCGCCGAAGTTTACGGATACTTCCAAGCCCTCAACAATACCATTGCCGTTAAGTTCACCGTCTGCATTGAGTACAACTGCAACAAGGCTTTGAAGTGCGTTCTGCGTAATTTTCACAAGGTTCTGCCTTGTGTAAAGGGTTGTCTTTTCCTTTTCACGCTGAGCGTCTGCATTATCAAGCTTCTTCGTGTCAATGCCGAGAGTTGACGGCGATATAATGCCCTGTAAGCAGAGGTCGAGGGCAGTAATGTATGAACTCAAATAGCTTTCGTGCTGAATCTGCGGACTTTCGGTGTAAATCCTGTTGCCGTTGCCGTTTTCAGACATATCGTTGCCCACGGTGATAAATCGGTTGTCAAACGGATTTGGCGATATTGGCTGACAGGTTTCGGGATTTCTCGGAACAAGGCAATCAGGCACATACTGCTTTGTTCGGCAGGCTCTGAGTGCGTCCATCCACTGTGACCACACTTCATCAAGGCTGTCGAAAGCGTCTGTTTTTATGCCGATAATGCCCGCACCTCTGCCCTTGTGGCACGATTTGCCGTAAAGGACAGGTACAGCCCACATATATGATTCGTCAAATGTAACGCCCTTTGAATCAATCCACGAAAGAGCGTCAACCGTGTGCAGGTCAATCTCTTTGCTGTTGTCATCATACAAAGCATAGTGAATATAGCCGTAACCGTATGTTTCTTCAAAACGGTAACGGCGGTGTTTTTGCGTGTAATCGGTGTAAAACTTAACCTCTCGGATTCTGCCACGCACATATGTAAAGTCGATGTTTTCGGCAGGATACCATTCAACAATCGGAACATCTGATACAGCCGTGTCAAAACTGACCTTAAAAGCACCGTCACCGACAACACATAGGTCACGGAGCATTTGCTTAACCGTGTCGGATAGCTTGTTCTGCTTTTCAATGTCTTCCCAACGCTCTGCATAAGCGGTTGAATTTTTACTTGTAACATCTGTGCCGTTGTAGTCGGCAATTACGATATTCACAAGCGTTTCGCAGATGAGTGCCGGCAGGCCCGTGTGTATTTTACGAATTTCAAGCCCCTTTGTGCTTTTTGCCGCCCAAAACATAGTTTTGTTTGTATCAATCTGCCTGTACAGCTCCGCAAGCTGTCTGCTGTTGCCCCAATACCAAATGCGATTGATAAAGCACTCGGTCAGATGATTGCTTGTTTCGGTGACGGTAATTGTTTTGTCGCTTGCAGGAGTAATCTGCAAAAAGTTTTTAATTCCCGATCTGATAGATTCAGCCATTCTGTTAATCAGCCCCATTTATTTCACTTCCAATAATATTTTTAAACGGCAGCCACGCATATTGACCGCTGTTAATGCAATGGTCGTGACCGTCCTCGGGTGTGTTGTCTTTATCCTCTCGCCAGCTGTAAATTTCAAACTCGGCAATCGTGCTTTTACAATGTTCAAGCACAAAATAACAGTCGGTGGCAAGCCAGCCGAGTACAAGATTGATTCGGTCAATAATCTTCGTTTTCTTCCATGCATTTGCAAAGTCATAGACACAGCCGTGCTGTCGCTTATACTTTTGAAATTCGGTAATAGTCGCTTGGTCGGCGCTGTCAATAAAAGCCGTGCGTGCAAAGCCCCATTCAACACGGTTGCGGTCAAGAAAATCAATAAAATTCTTCACCGTGTCACTCGGGGCAATAGGTGTTTGCATTTCAGCGTTGTTATAAACTCTTTCATCAAGCTGAACACACTTGCCGTGATTGGTAATGCCGTAAAATGTCATTGCGATAGTGTCAGGCGACTTCTGCGAATAGGCGGTATCAAGACCTGCGGTGAACTGAACAAAGTGTTCCGACTTGCGGTTACAGTTCAAAAACTTTCCTGCCCACTCTTTTGATTTGATATGTCTTGCCCTCTCAAAATTCGGGAACACAAGACCTGTTGCTCTGCCTCGCAAACCTAAGATTTTATTTTTATAGAGCTTTGTACCTTTCGGTGCAGAGTTCTTTTTCTTCTCAATCTGTTCGGGTGTAAGACTTAAATTATCGGCAAAAGAAAAGAACCAATACCGCCAATTCGGTACAGGTTCTTCGGTAAGCTCCGCCGTAATCTCGGGAGGAACATCGTTTTCATATTTTTTAAAAGGACGGGAGCGGTTGACAAACTCCTTATACACAGGCAGGCTCGGATCATCGGGATTCAGCGTTGCAAGCATATAGTCATTACGGGTTGACATCTCTCGGATAAACTCGATATCGGCGGTGTTGATTTCGTCAATATACACGCACCCAAACTGCGCACCGAGAACCATTTCCCACTTATCCCGACTGCTGTAACCGAGAATATAGATGATTTTGCCCTCAAACTTGATATGCGGCAGCTTGTAATCCTTGTCGCCGTTACCACAATAGACAGCGTTGCGGTGCAAGTCGAGAATACCGTTGTCCTGTTGAATTATAGTTTCCTCAGCCTTGCCCGTAGTTTTGGCGGCAATTGCGTGAAGCTTCTTCGGCGACTGCGACACCATTCGCATAAACTTAACGCCTGCTCCGACTGTTGTTTTTCCTGAGGCTGTAGTGCCTTCAAGAAATTCAGCTGACACATTCGTTGTGTTGATAAAGTCGATATACTTTTGTGACAGCGGAAATTTGTTACTCACTCAGTCCCTCACCGCCCAACTGCCTGAACACATCGGATAGCTTTTCGGACTGCTCAACCTTTGCGTCAACCTTAACGGTGTATTCGCCCGTCATCTTGTTGAGCGTGTCAATCGCCCTGATTCTGTCGGAGGTGTCCTGCCCGTCATTTCTTGCAATGTCGGACAAAGCAACCTGTCTGTCCTTTGCACTCATAATGCGCTCATCTTTGAGCTTATCGGAAAGCTCCTTGATGTATTTTGAAACTCCAACATTCTCCAACAATTCATATGCTCTTGCGTTTGCGTAATTTTCTGAATATCCTGCCTGTATCGCACTCTGAACGGTGTTACCGCTCTGCGCATAATATTCCGCAAACTTCCTCTGTCTTGCATTTAATTTGTCTTTCACGGTATCACCGCCCTTTCTAAAAATAAGCAAAAGAAAAGACAGCACATTTCTGTACTGTCTTTAAACACAGGTTTTCGGAGTTGCACCGGAATCTGTAAAAACTGTTTTCCTATTTAAACTATCCCCTGCGTTTATAATATTATATCAATAAATTTCTAAATATTCAAGTGTTTTCTTTCCCATTTATTCAATAATACACTTACATATTTCTGTTCTTTATCAGTCAATTGACGATCTCCAATTTCATTATGTTCATAACCCAAATGGGTATGTGGCATCATTCCATTATTCAATTTCACCTCACAACACAAAACCGCCCTCAAACGAGAGCGGTCTGTGAATAACAATTTTATTTAACTCTAGTATTTTTTTCTATGTTTCTTAAAGCTAAAAGAATATCTTCCTCTCTATCTTCTGCAGCTTTAATATCAATTTGCATTTGTTTCATATTTTCAGTTAACAAATGACGAACGAAGTTAATAAACTTTCCAAAGGTAACTAAAGACAGTAGCAATACGACAGATAATCCAAAAGAAAGCAATGCATTTTCATTTTCAATTTTACAAGTACATAAAATAATACAAACAATATTTTCGATAATGCCTAACATTATCATAGTAATGATCGGTCTGTCAGACTGAGATTTTAATATATTTTTACTCACATTTATCACTGACACAGACACCACTGTTGCAATTGTCAAATAGAACCCAGTGGTTATTGTAAGTATTGTAGCTATCATATTTAATCTGTCATTGCAAAAAACAATTTCACACAGAGCATTTAGAAAAGTTAAAAATTCTTTGGAACTACTACGAATCAGAATGATAATAAAAAGAATAACGGATGTTGATAATATAATTAATTCAGTTTTAAAATTCTTTAAAATAATTTCTGATTTTTTCATAAATTACACCCCCTACATCTATGTATTATATTTATATTAATCTAATCATTTTTATAATAATTTTTAAAATCCCAATTCAAACACAATTCATCTAAATAATCAGGTATTATATTTTTATTTGCTTCTTCGGCTGCTTTTATTTCACCTAATTGTTTTCTGTATCTTCGTATTTCACCCTCAAAAGCCTGTTCACAGTTATTGAGTAAATATTCAGATGCCAAAAAATTATCTTTAATATAAAAAGTATGCTCTACCAATATATTATTCTCATTAAGCAAACCTATCTGCCTATCGCCCTTACTATTTACGCAGGTTGCTTTTATTTGTTTAACAATTTCAGGGTTTATCTGTAAATCATCAATAATCTGACGTACACAGTTTATATCTAAGGTATCTTCCTTTTTTCCGTATCTAAATCCAAAGACAAGATGAATTTTTTGTGATTGCATTTTGTCGATAGATGATTTAACAAAAGAATTTATATAACCTTTTCCGGATTTTGAGTTATCCATATAATATGCTTTGATTGCATCATTAATTTCCAATTCTATATCTACATTCTTAACATATTCTGCGTTATCTAATTTATAGGACAAATCAGTATTTTCTAATAAAGGAACAATCTTGATATTATAATTGTAATTATCAGGTATAAAAGTATTCAAGTATTCTTCAATTGTAATATAAGAAGGACCCATCCTATTTTTTGTAATAATAGCAACATTATTCGTTATATTAAACACCATTGAAGATACTTCAAATAGTTCTGTATCTAATTCTTTAAAAGTATCATCTTCCATCTTAAAAGTTTTTCCATCTTTCAATTTTCCGAATGGTATAAGAAAATAATTATCATCATTTCTCAAAAAGCGAGAAATAGTAATACTTTTATCACCAATTTTACGATATAAAATCTTTGATTTTTCTTCCTTTGTCTTTAAAAAATTTTCTTCGAGTTTTTCAAAAAAGTTTTTAAAATCTCCTTTGTAGTAATTACCATTTTTATTATTTTCACTATTTTTCGAAGCAAAAGTCAATACAAAAAACTCTACTTTTCTCGACATATAATATCACCTCAATTACACATTATACACAATAATATAGTTGCTTTCAATATTATTTGTATATTTTGTAATATTGTTTAATAACAGTGATGCTTTTTTATGCATAATAACGATTACAAGACTGTATCCATACGAAAACAGCCTATGTAATCGTTATTATTAGGAGAGTTTTATATGTCTCTTGTTGTTGCTTTCTTCATTTTAATGATAACATACTTACTATGTGTTATTCTATGTTATTTATAAAATAAATTATATATTTTTCTGAAATTTGCCAAAGCCCCGCTATGCAAATGCCTGATATAGTCATAGCTATATTTCATTGTTTCTGCAGTTTGCTCAAGCGTTTTATTATTAAGATAATATTCAGTAAGCAAACTGCGGTGTTTAGGATTTTCAAGCTGAGTTATCAGATCGTGAGCTTCTGCTTTAATATTGATAAGTTCGTTAATCTCCGAATTTATAAGACTTTCAAGGTCTATTATTTTATCAATCACTCTGTTGCTTGAGTTACCGTTGCTACTCTTAACCTTTTGTTCAAAAGATATAGGTTGTACACCTAAAGATTTTTGCTTAAGACATTTTAATTCCTCAAGTTTTATATTCACTTCGGTATCTAAGTTTTTAATTCGATAAAGGTATTCCTTAGCGGTCAATTGTTTTCACGCTCCTTTAATTTTTCGGTTATTCTTTTGGTTAAGCCGTTTTCGTTGGTTAGGCATTCTAAGGCTTGTAGGGCATTGATTACGGTTTGCTCGTTGGTTTGGGACTGATACATCTTACGGACAAAGTCGGCGCTTTTCTTTACATTATCCATAATTCTTTGTGAGAGCATACGGTATTCGTCCGCGTCGTTTCTGTCACGCTTATACTCCGTTCTGAGCTTGTCCTGCCATTCAAGGCAGATGTTTATGTCCCAGCCTTTATGACGGTTGTTGTAGCCGACCTTTGCAAGCCTTGAAAAGTATTTATATTCGGGCGGCGGAAAGGATGAGTAATCAAGCTGACCGTCAATTGCTTTATCTTCAAGCCGTTCAAACACCTGTGGATTTTTAAAATCATATTTTTTCATATTACCTCTTTCGGAGGGTAGTGGAAGGTTTGGGGCTATTTTAAAGAACCCTTTCTATATATATATATTTAAATTATTTTCTTATACGAAAGGTTAGAAAAACCGTCAAACCCTCCACCACCCTCCACCTCAACAATCTTTAGAAAGTGAAATGCCGTTGAAAAAGTTATAGTTTTTGCCTCTTACCTTTTCAAATCGTTTGGCAAGTTCGGTGCTGAATTTGGTATTTGACATACAATATTCGTTGTTATCCCCTGCCCAGCTTGTATAGGCAGCATAGAGCGTGCTTGCCTGAACCGAACCCTCTAACACACATCTGTCCTCGATAAAGGCGGAAATGACATCCATTTCACGCTTGTACTCTCTCACGCTCTGAAGAACGGCAGACGGCATTTTCAAACCCTCTCTTTGCCACAGAATACAGCCGTCGATACACCATTTGAAAATTGCTGTCATTTCGGCTTTGAGCTTATGCGTAAGGTTCTTATCAACCTTATCCTCGGGAATCTGAACATTGAACGGTATCATATGTATTCTTCGCCATATGCCCGTGTCAGTACCTCTGATAATCGGTTTATGGTTTGTCGCCATCCACAGCTTAAACTCGGGCTTAAACTCAAATTCCTCGCTGTACAGCTTTCTTGCCGTTACGGTATCGTCACCCGTAAGCTGTTTGAGAAGTCCCTCATTAATTCGCACGCCCTCGTTCGGCTCAACCGAGGTGACAAGCCTTGCACCCTTTAACCGTGCAATGTCGCTGTTTATGGCACTGCTCTGCGAATTTCTCACCATAATTGTTTCAGGCTGAATGTTTGCGGCATAATCGCCGAATACATCACGGATAACATCAATGAATGTACTCTTGCCGTTTCGTCCCGTGCCGTAAAGGAAGAATGCGCATTGCTCGGCTGTTGAGCCTGTCAGACTGTAACCGACCGCCTTTTGAATGTAGCGAATAAGCTCCTTATCGCCTGCAAAAATATCATCAAGAAATGCAAGCCAACGGGGACACTCTGCCGTTTGAGAACAGTCAACCGAAGTAATCTTTGTAAAATAATATTCGGGATTATGCGCCCTCATTTCGCCGTTTTTAAGGTTGATTATTCCGCTTGGGGTGTTTAATGCCATACGGTATTTATCCATTTGTGCCGGAAGTACGGGGATATGGTGTTCAACCTCGTTGAGCATTGCTTTTTTTGATTTGTTGGAACGGCTTGCTTTCATATGCTTTTCAAATGCTTTTGACATATCTCCGCCGTTCTCTTCATCAGCTTGCAAGTACAGCCTTGCTTCGGCTTTCATAGCCTCAACGCTTTTGTCCGCCATTCGCAAAACTACCCCGATATTGTCAACACACCACTTCATTGAATTGTAGTAATACCACTTTTTCTCGGTGTAACAATACCTTACATTATCTCCGAATAAATCAACAAACCTGTCGGCGTTGCCCATATCGTCAAAGGTGTAGGCACGCATTTTTTCTTCGTCAACCGCTTGAACAGCCTTGCCCTCACCGATTGAAATTGAATAATCGTTATGCTGTTTTGGGTTATAGGTCTGCGTACAGCCCGACACAGCCTTTTGCAGGGTTATAATACCGTAGGTTGTACCCGACTGTTTTCTGTCCCACTTGTCACGCATTAAGCCTGATTGTCTGAAAATCGAATCCATCTTGTCGGTGTCGCATCCGCACCAAAACGCAAGCATATTGCAGAATGCCATATCAGCCTCGCTCTGTGACGCATAAGCCGAAAAATCACCGCTGTATAAGGCTCTGAAAAGATTGCCGTTTTTGGCATTGCAGGCGGCTTTTACAATATCGTCAACCGTATTGAGATTAACCTCAATGTTACGGAGCTTAGGCTGTGGCTCTGTTGCCTTGCCGAGATATTTTGAGTGTAACGGCTTTATGCTTTCGGTGCAATCGTTTATGTACGCATATGCAGAGCAGTAATCTCCTGTCACAACGAAAAATCTGCCGTTTTCATACATTTCAAAACCGCCCGAATCATTCTTCGCCTTTCTTCTGCCCTCGGGAAGACTTCCCTTGCAGATTATGTGAATGCCTGTCTTGCTCTGCGAAAACTCGGTATAGCTCTGCAAAGTGTTCACAAACTCGCTGATTATGTTGTCAGCTCCGCCGTTTTGGTAGTCCTGAATGTCATTCGGCATATCATCAAGGTCAACACCGAAAAACGGTGAATTTGAGAACATAAAGCCTATACCCGAATATTTGGCGGATTCTCTGACTGCTGTTTCAAAGTCCGACCAAGTGTCCGAGTTATTCGGCATTGCAAAGCCACCCGTTCTTGGATTTATCGGTTTCTTTGAAATTCCGCTGTGCGATTTCGGATCGGGATATGACTGCCAGCACACCCAGTTTTTGTAACCTTTCAATTCCTCGGGAACTGCAAAATATTTATTTTTATTTGGGTTTAAATTTGTAAAGCCCATTTTTTCACCTCCATATATAAGGAAAAACACGGTGAAAATTGCACTGTTTTATGCAATTCCCGAAGAATTTTTTTAAAATCAGAACGGCAAATCATCGTCAATCGGCATATCAACAAAGCCCTGATTTGCTGTCTGTGCAGGTGCATAACTCTGCTGTGGCTGTGCATAGGCTGTAGCTGTATTGGTTGTCGTCTGCTTTGGAATATGCTTTACAGTCGGATATTTTGTAGGATTTCTCCAGCTTACTCGCTCCTGTGTTTTTCCGTTGTATTCTTCGTGCTTTATAGTTACACGCAACGGCTTATTGACAAGCTCACCGCAGAACTGCTCAAGGCTGTCGTACTCCTTGCCATCGGGAAGTCCTGCCGCCTTGCCGAGTGCCATAATCTGACCATAGCTGTATCCCTTGACCTGCAAGTCTGCGTTTGTAGGCTCTTTCTTCTTCCACAATGTATCAAATATATATCCGTTTTTATAGTTCTGCTCAACATCATTTCTGATTACCATTGAGATGTTCAGATTTTCTTTGCCATTCTTTGTTACCCTCTCCTCAACCTTAGCGATAAGGCACTCATAATCACCCTCAGGCTTGATTGAACTGCCCTGTGCCGCCTCGCTCCAATTTGCTTTAAATCCCATAATTTTACTCCTTTGTAATTAACTCTATCGCCTCATCGGCACTTCTGCATATTCCTGCAACAGCACCGTTGAGTTTCATCATCTGTATAAATTTCTGTTGTTTTTCGGTAGGTCTGCCCTTGGGAGTTTTAACCTCGATAAAGACTGCTCTTCCGTCTGATTTTCTGACACCGAACAAATCCGAAAATCCGGGCGGAACTCCCGTATTGAAATATCTGCCGTCCTTTGTAAAGCCTGCACCTACATTTATACGGAAAATATCGCAGTATGGTGCAATTGCAATACGGATTTTGTTCTGAATTGCGTGTTCTTCTGTCAAGCTATCATACCTCTCTTTCGTGCCTGAAAATATGCCCAGCCTGTTTTGTAGCCGTGGCTTTTTGCGTATGCAAGCAAGTCCGCATAGCTGTGGCAATCATCGGGTGTGCTGAAATCAAGCTTGAATCCCTCAACCTTAATGAGCTTTGCGGTGGTATCGGTTTCAACGGTTCTTTCGACTGTCGGGAAAACATAACCGCAATGTGGACACACGGCTTTCTGCCCTGCCGGCGGTGCTGAAAATGTAAAGAAACATTCAGGACATTGTCTGACCTTTTTCTCCTGCTCCTTTTCAATTTTTTTAACACTCAGCTTTTTGCGTTTTTCAAGCGTCCATTCTCGGTCGTCATCAGGCATTCCGTGCCTTGCATAATTGCCCACATGGTCAATAATTACCGCCCTTTTGTTTGGCTTATAGCGCATACATCGCATTGACTGCTGAATGTAAAGCGTAAGGCTGTGAGTAGGTCGGAGCAGAATTGTACATTCGCAGTCGGGCACATCAAAGCCCTCTGAAATCAAATCTACATTGCAGAGGATTGTAATTTTGCCGTTTCTGAAATCGGCTATAATCTGTTCTCTCTGTGCCTTCGGAGTTGTTCCGTCAATATGCCTTGCTGATATGCCTGCGTCACAAAAAGCCTTCGCCGTTGCAAGACTGTGCTTTACCGAGGAACAGTAACAGACGGCTTTTTTACCGTCTGCAAGCTGTTTGTAATATTTGATTACATCGCCGAACACCGTATTTTTTATCATTGCCTTTTCAATGTCGGCGGTGACATACTCGCCCATTTTGGTGTGCAGTCCCGTAAGGTCAGCAACACTCGGAGCATAGTAATCATACGGGGCAAGGCAGTTATGCTCAATGAGCCATTTTGTACTCACCCCGATTATGAGCTTGTCGTTGACATCGCCCAAACCGTCACCGTTTAATCGGACAGGTGTTGCGGTGACGCCAACCCTCGGAACATCCGAAAAATGTTCGTAAATGCGTTTGTAGCTTTGTGCAAGGCTGTGATGATTTTCGTCTGTGATGATAAGTGCGGGTTTTGGCAGTTTTTTCAATCTTCGTGTAAAGGTCTGCACCATACCGATTTGGCACAAATCCATAAGCACACCCCAGCGGACAAAGGTTCTGAATATTTGGTCAACAAGCTCTCTCCTGTGAACAAGGAACAGCACCCGTTTCCCGTTCCAAGTTGTTCGTCTTGCAATTTCTGCAACAATGCAGGATTTTCCGCCGCCGCAACCGAGAACTATGCAAGGGGCTTTGTAACCCTCTCGCCAAGCCTGTCTTACCTGTTCAACAAGGTCATTCTGATACGGTCGAAGTTGCATTGTCTGCACCCTCTCTCTGCTTTTCCTGTTTCTTCTGCTTTATCAGCTTTGCAACACACTGCATACAGAGCTGTCTGCCGTAATTTTTTGTTGTGCCGTCAATGATCTGTTTAACGGTGCGTTTACCGTCCGAAAGTATCGGTGCTTTGCACTCATCACAATATTGTTCGGGTTGCATTGAATAGTATGTTCTCAATGCTTCATCAACAATTTTAAGGTCATTTGATATGTACATTGAATCAAACAAGCCTATCGGACTTTTACAGGTATCGTTACCGTCCGTTTGTGTTGCAAAAAGATACTTGCCGTCAACGACAACAGTTTTTAAAACCGTGGTAAACATTCCCTCAACCGAGATTTTTTCGTCAAGCAATTTGCCGATTGTTTTAGCTTTCTGTCTGCCGTTTTCGTCGGTTTCAATATGGCTGAGAAAATAAACAATCGTGTCATTCGGGAGAGTTTCAACCTCTTTCACAAGCTCCCAAAAATTTTTACCGATATCGGTAAACTTCTGAAAGCCTGTTTCCTTGGCTCTTCTCATATACTCGTTAGCCATGAGATACTGTGCGTCATCAACTGCAATCGACTTGCATTTCTGCTTTTTGATAAAGTCCTCAATATCAATGTAGTTGTCGGAATTGATTGAAGAAGTGAATTTGGTCCTGAACGGAAGTGATTTTCCGTTTACATTCACAAGAGCAAGTTCATTTGCTTTGAAATTTCTTAAAGAGGCAGATTTTCCGCTGCCTGAATATCCTAAAACCAATATAGGTAATCCCATAAATAACACCTCACTTAATACTTAATGACTGCTTGGCTTCCATATGTACGAAGGGGATTTCTTCGCCCTTTTTGCAGAGAGCCTTGACATCATTCTTTTTCACTTCGGGCATACTGTACTTCAAAAGGTGGTCAAGATTGTGTTCCTCCGCCCACTCAACAAATGAAATTTCATCATCAACCACAAGGCTCGGAGCGTTCTTTTTAAGCGACATAACCGCTCTCGGCATATCAATCTTCTGTCTGCCGAGTGCCTGCATTGACTTAAACAGATAGGTTTTAAGGCTCTCCGCCTGTTTTTCTTTTTGTGACTGTCTTTTTGCAATTGCCGCCTTTTCGGCTTTAAGCATTTTAGCCTCGGCAAGAAGCTGTTTGTAGTAGATTGCAATGCTCTCAGCTTTCTCGTCAAATTCGCCCTCAATACCCGTGAGAGTATCGAACCACGCTGTCAACATCTTGTTGCGGTATGCGTCCACATTGGCAATGATATTGCCGTCATCATCAATCGGCATTCCGTCTGCATTCGTATCTGGTTCCCATTCGTTGATAGCGTCAAACTGATTAAATAAGTCCGAGTACATCTCGGTAAGCTCATAAAGTTTCATTGTTGTTCCCCCTTAAAGATTTATGTTTTGTGTGGCAAGTGCCTCTATTAATTTTTGAACCTTGCCTTTGAAAAATTCCTTGTCCTGTGACTGCTTGGCGAAATCGAGCATACGGATAAAGCTGTCATATGCAATTGAAAAGTATGCCTTAAAGACATCCTTGTCATCTGATGGACCGTCAGCCGTCTGAACATTTTTCAGCCTTTCTTCATACTCCTCTTTCTGTTTGCGAAGAGCCTCCTGTTTTTCATCCTCAAGCTGTTTTCTGACGATTTTTTCGTTGTTGCGGTATTCTTCTTCGAGTTCGTCATAATGCTTAATGTTCTCCCTTTCCAAAACCTTAATCGTTTCGTTGAGTCTGCGTTCATTGTCACTCGGCTCTGCAACGGCAACCTCAATAGGACGGCTTTCAAGCTCCTGAACTTTATTCGTCAGCTTGAAATTTTTGTTTTTTTCCTCTGCAAGCTGATTTTCAATATTGCGATAGCTTTCTTTTGAAGTGTCCGCCTGCTGTTTGTAATAGTCAGCGTCTTTCTTAGCGTTATTGAGCTGTCTGCAATAGTCAATGTTCTTGTCGGTTGCCTCCTGCTTTTCAGCTTTAAGGCTGTCAATCTCTGCCTTTAACTGCTTGACCGTTGTGTTTTCAAGGTCAAGCTTTTCGGCGATTTCTGCCTGTTCGGGTTCGCTTATGGTGGCGAGAAGTGATAGCTTTGTCATTCCAATTTGTGCAATCGATTGCACATTTTCAGCGTTTATTTTTTCTACAATAGAAATATAGTTATAAACATTTCTGCGTTTCATACCTACTTCATTCTCGCAATAGTCCTCAAAGTTCTGATATCCAAGCTCCTTGTACAGCTTGTTGTCACGCATAGTCTTGAGTGCGTTGCACATATCCCATATGTTCTGCTGTGCAAGGTTTGCGCTGACAATTATCTTCTGATGCAGTTCAATTGCCTGTTTATGCTGTTCGCTTACTGTTATTTCTGACATTTTTCAACCTTCCTTCTTGATTTTTTAATCAATAAAGGATATAATCAAAGTGGTTATATTTGTTATATCCTTGCTATCCGTTGAGGCTTTGCAGAGCTTCAGCGGATTTTTCTTTTTCAGTTGACATTTGAAACCCCCATACATTCAAAATTGAATGCTTCGGATTCAGGCGTTTCAAGGGCTTTGAGTTTGCGTTTTAGCTCTCTGTTTTCGTGACGATAACCGCTTGACGCTGTTTTTTCAAGTGCAAGGTCTGTTCTTGCGTTTCTCAGTTCAATGCTGAGATGTCTGTTCTCTGCTCTGAGGTTTTCCACATCTTTGAGCAGCTTTCTTTTTGTCGGGTAATTTCTTAACCACATTTGTTACACTCCTTTCAACGGGTTTGAGCCGAGAATATAATTGAGAAACGGTATTCTCGGAATACGGATAGATGTGCCGACCACAATTACATTGAATCCCAATTTTTCGGGTTCGTCCTTTGCCTGTTCACGCAAGTTTTGCGGAGCAACTCCAATAGCCTTTGCGGCATCCTCAGAAAGCAAATAGACATCACTGCTATCCATAATTTCTTTGATTTTTTTGTTCATCTGAACTGTGTCCATATAAACACCTCCTTAATTTTCGTTGGTAATTTTGTCTGAAACGATTTCGACTGATTCAACATCAGCTACGCTGAGAGCCAGCTTGAGCAGTACAACCTCGCTGACCGTTCGTGTTATCTGATAGCTTGTAACATACGGAATTTCTGTTCCGTCAATTTCAAGAAGGAACTTGTCCTTTGTGTCAATAAGTTTAAGTTTTGCCATTTTCTCACCTGCTTTCTGTTTTACCTATCTTGATTTCTACACCCAAAGCCGTTAAGAGCCTGTCGGCATTTTCAAGAGATATGCTCTTTTTGCCTTTTTCCCAATACTGAATAGCTCTTTTAGTAAAGCCCGATTTCTTAGCAAGCTCACTTTGCGAAAAGCCTTTCTGTTTTCTGCTTTTGAGCAATATTTCAGCAAATTCATTGATGTGCATTGATTTCACCAACTTTCTATGATATACTATATGTAGTGATGAACAGCAATTCATTACACTATATAACGAAAGTGAGGTGTGCATTGTGCTGAGTTTTAAAAAATGGTTAAGCAAACAAGTTGTTATCGGTAGTGATGTTACATACAACACAGCTAATGACATAATCGCCGACAATAATTTTCCTGAGAGTGTTTGCAAATTTGTAATGCTTGATTATCTTGAAAAAAATGCCGATGATAATACAATTGTTGTTTTTGATGATTTTTACAGAGATTATATTAAATACATCACTCAGAACACCTACCCTGTGGATTAACAAACAACACAATTGTTCCCGTTGGATATCTTTTATCCACATTCTTTGCTTTGTGTAATATGCCGTACGATTCGGTAGTTGTATAACTATCTACATCTTCCCTATTGCTCAGCTCTTCTATCAACTGAGCGGTGGGGATTTTTTTTAATTCATTCATCTTCTTCACCTCTTTTCAGCAAAGTCCGTTTAATGGGACTGCGATTGTGGTATTATTGATTGTATTGCAAATATCTTTTGCGAATGTTATAATCGAGCAAAGGAGCTGATTATATGTGGGTAATAATTAGTGGTATTTTAGGCGTTGCAGGCTTTTTAATATCTTTAATAAACCTGATTAACTATTTTGTTTCGCACAAAGTGAATTTGGAAATCACAATGCTTGAATACGCATACAAATTAGGCGTGCAGGGAAAGAAAAGACTTTTCGTTCATTATAAACTTAACAATAAATCGCAACTGCCTATTTCTGTTACCGACATTCAATTAGTTCTGAACGGCATAGAGTACACCGAAGATTACAACACCCACGAAGTTAATTCTTATCATCACAAGGCAAAAGGTGTTGATGAGTATGTTCCGACATACAATGAACATCTGCCTATCAATCTTGAGTGCCTACATTCTCATTCGGGTTACCTCGTTTTTGTAATTCCTGAAGATAATTCTCCAAATCTCGATAAAGGTCTGACTTTTCAAATTCGCACCAATCGGAATAAGGAAGTACAAAAGAAAGTGTCATTGAATGAGGTGGTAACGCTCCGCTCCACTCTACCTTATCAAAAGTATAAAAATCTTTTTCTAAAGGATAAGGCGGAACATAAGGTGCACTGACAGTCTTGTTGACTGTTGGTGCTTTTTCTATGTTGAATAAATTATTAAAAAATCCCATTTTCTCACCCCCTTAGTTTTGGTTGGGTTGTAGTTTGTAACATTTTTGAAATAGTCACAAAATTATTTGACAAAGCATAAATATTCTTGTATTATCGTTAAAGAAAGTAATATATTTACAGAAAGGAACATATTTATGGATAAACTTTACTTTAGCAATAATGCCGATGAAAATGCTGAAATTGATTTTCAGCAAATGCAATTAAACATTTCCCGTAATTTTGCCCAATTAGCTGAAAAATTGAAACCTATGTATGCTGAATTAGCAAAGGAAATGAGTAAAAATATCGGACACGCACTTACCGAATCGTTAGCAAAACCGCTTGAATCCATAAGGATTACTTACACATTTTCTCCCGAAGTTATTAAAGCGTTTCAAGAATGTATAGAAAGTTACTCTAAAAAATTTCAGTTTCCGCAAAACAACCACGAAATAACTGTTAATTTAAGCAATGACGATATAAAAGTTATCAATAATTTCAACATAAATATCAACAATTATACAGTCACCGATAAATCAAATGAAAGCAAGAAAGTTTTCACTTATGAACGAGTTATAGCTTTTCTGAATTTATTGCTTTCTATCATTTCTTTAATTCATACAGACAACAATCAACCTACCTGTCTGTGTGCTGAAACACAACAGGCTGTTGTTCAATTGCAAGAACAAATTGACGGAACAAATAACTTGATAGATAAATTTGTCAAACAATTAAATGAGTCCACAGATGATGAAATTACTTCTGATGATTCGGAAGTATTGAATGAAGAAGATTATTCAGATTCTGAATAACTGTCTCCGTACAAATCACCTTGCACCTGAGGCTTCTTATCATAGACTGCTGTAATGTAATCATAATCACAAACATTAAATTGATAGCAAATTGTACCCAATCAATGTTGCCTATAAATAAACAGTTCGATAATTCATTCATCTTCTCACCTCCTCGGTTAAACTGTAAAGCTGAATAGAAACACACTCTATTCAGTTTTTTGTTGATTTTGTTAGTTCAGTTTTCTAAACTTTCGGCGTAAAAAAATAAGTTGAAATATCTGCGGTATTTAAGCCGAGAATATCAACTGCCTTGAAAATCTCTGACTGCGAAAAATCGCTACTATTATTGATTTTTGCAGTCATAGTAGTGGTTGACCAGCCCATTTGCTTAGCAAAATTAGAATGGGTATCACACTTCTCTTTGATTTTGCCCTTTAACTTATCATAGTTAAAGCGAATTTCATTTGACATCTGTATCACCTCCTGTTCAGATTTTCTAAACTAATTGTAACGCATATATTTTCTTTTGTCAACAGTTAATTTCAACTTTTCTAAACTTTTTTCAAATTTTTCTTGATTTTTTCTAAACTTTATTATATAATGCAATTAAAGAAGAGGTGAGCATAATGGCTGAATTTCACAAACAGTTATTAAAGGCTATGGATCTAAAAGGAATTACTCAAAAGGAACTTTGCAAAAAGACTAATATACCTAAATCCGCAATGAGCCAATATATGTCAGGAAAATTTAAGCCGAAACAGAAAAGAACCTATTTGTTGGCTAAAGCCCTTGATGTAAACGAGGCTTGGCTAATGGGTTTTGATAATGTTTCTATGGAAAGAGAAAACAAAGAAGAAGAACAAGCAATCCCACTTCCGCAAACAAATGTATTTATGCGACCGGTATATGACAGCATTTCGGCAGGGTTCGGAGTGATAGCTCAGGATGTGCCTGTTGACTATATGCCTACATACATCACTTGCCCCTCAGAACAGGATAAATATATATGGATAAATGTTCACGGCGATTCTATGAGTCCTCTGATTGATGACGGCAGTAAAATTCTTATTAAAAAACAATCTTCCGTTGACAGCGGTCAGATTGCCGCAGTCCTCGTTGACGATGAAGAGGCTGTTGTTAAAAAGGTCCTTTACAACGATAACACCGTTGAGTTGCATTCAGTCAACCCCTACTATCCCCCACGAGTGTTCAAAAATAACGATGTCACCCGTGTTCAAATCCTCGGTCTTGTAAAAGAAGTCAGTAAATCGTTACAGTGAGAAAAGCTGTTTTACTGTAACAGTTAAATTTGTAAAAATATATTGATTTTGTGAATTTGTCGGTGTATAATTATATTCAATTCGTAAAAACAGCCTATTTTTACGAATTGCTTTTCTGATATATGCGTATAATTGTTAAATTACGGCATATAATACTTATTGGAGAGGTGATACATTTGGGGTATAAATCTTTAGATAAGCTGTTTTATTCTGACAAAGAAAATTATGAAAAAATTTACAACGAAAGGTATAAAAGCGAATACGCAGTACACTTAGATTTTCTGATACACGATAACCCTGCTTTTTTTGTGATGATACCCGAATTTATTACGAAAATTCGTGACATTTATAAAACCGATAAGCAAATCAAAGCTTTAAGGGATTCATTACCCGAAAAAGCAATTGACCATTTCGCTATCAGATGTTTGGTTGATGAAATTGTAAAGACAAATGATATTGAAGGTGTTTACAGCTCAAGAAGAGAAATTAACAGTGTCTTGTCAGAACTGGAAACAAAGAGCCACGGGAAGCGTTTTATGGGGCTTGTGCAAAAATATCTTATGTTGCAAAAAAATGAAACTATGTCCTTTGACACCTGCGAAGATATCCGCAACCTGTACAATGATTTAGTATATTTTGAAATCGAAGAAGATAACCCGTCTGATTTGCCTGACGGTAAAATCTTCAGAAAAGATTCAACAAGCGTCCTCAGTGCAACGCAAAAAGAACTTCACAGAGGAGTTAATCCCGAAGGAAAAATTATAGAGTGTATGAATAAAGCGTTGGCAATACTTAATGACAAAAGCATTGAGTGTGTTTTCAGAATATCAATTTTTCATTACCTCTTTGGTTACATTCATCCTTTCTATGACGGCAACGGAAGAACATCCCGTTTCATCAGCAGTTACTTGTTGTCAAAAGAATTTGAATCAATTATCGGTTACAGAATGTCTTATTCTATTAAAGAGAACATAAACGATTACTACAAGGCATTCAAGGTGTGTAATGACCCGAAAAACAAGGGAGATTTAACTCCTTTTATAATTATGTTTACCGACATTATTGATGATTCGTTGCACAAGTTGGTGTACGCTTTGGAGAAAAGATTAGAGCAACTGACACATTACGGAAAGTGCATTATCTTTCTGCCTAAAGGCGCCGACGAAAAATATAGTGATCTGTATTTTTTGCTTATTCAGGCAAGTTTGTTTTCCGAAAGCGGAATAAGCACAAAGGAACTAATGGATGTTATGAAATTAAGCAGAAGTACAGTTACAAACAGGTTAAACACCCTGTCCGATTACAGTTTAATAATCAAAAAAACTTTAGGCAATATCCGTTGCTACAGTCTCGACATAAATAAAATAGATACAATAATGGAAGAGATAAATAAATAAAAAATCCGCCCTGCTCGACTGGTCCTCGAACAGAGCGGAATCACCTACACAGGGTGCAGATGACGCAATTAAACGCAAAATAATTGTATCACAATCCCTTGTGTTTTTCAAGTAATTTAAAGCACAAGGGATTTTTGCACCCTTTTTTAAGCAAAAGGAGTGTATAAAATGAAACTGCCTAACGGCTACGGCTCTGTTTATAAGCTGAGCGGAAACAGGCGCAATCCGTGGGTTGCCTGCGTGACAATAGGATACAACAAAGAAACACGCAATCAGGAACGCAGAGTTATAGGCTACTTTCCCAACAAGCCGAAAGCTCTGAACGCTCTTGCTGATTACAATCAAAACCCGTTTGATGTTGATTCGGCAAGACGCACTTTTTCAGAAATTTATGAACTTTGGTACAAGGAGTTCATCACCGAAGACACAAATCCGAACACCAAAAGACAGTATAATGCGGCATACAAACAATGCTCAATGTTATACAATCGCAAGATGTCCGATATAAAAATCATTGATATGCAACGAGTTCTCGATAACTGCCCCAACGGTTATCAATCGGTTAGGCGAATTAAAATTCTGTTGAACAAAATCTACGAATACTGCATATTTCACGATATGCTCCATAACAATCTCGCAGAAAAATTGAAAATCAATGCCAAGTCAGATGAAACAAAACGAGCACGCAGGGAGTTTTCGGAAAGCGAAATAAATCTTTTGTGGGAATATTCAAATCTTGATTCGGTAAAAATAGTGCTTATGCTGATTTATTCGGGAGTGCGTGTGTCCGAATTGCTCGACCTAAAAATTTCAAATGTAAACCTTGACGAACAGACTTTCTTTGTTGAAAGTTCAAAGACCGATTCAGGTGTACGAACCGTGCCTATAGCAGACAAAGTACTGCCGTTTTGGCAGAAATTCATCAGCGATTCTCAATGTGGATATGTTCTGAATAATACCAATGGCAAGCCGCTGAAATACGATAACTTTAAACGCAACTACTGGACACCTCTGCAAAACGATTTAGGTTTAGACCACACCATACACGAAACAAGACACACCTGCATTTCAATGCTTGTATCGGCAAATGTGAACCACACAATCATCAAAAAAATAGTCGGTCACAAGTCGAAAATGGACTTGACCGAAAAGGTTTACACCCACATAAACCCAAAAGAATTGGTGAACGCAATCAACAAAATATAGTCTTATATTATCCTGAATTGTTCATAATTATGTTTCGTAGCTTACATATAGCTAACAAAATCCCCCATTTTCCCCATTCCTATCCCCCTTGCAAGTTACCTGCACCA